CGCGTGTGCAAAGACCGATACTGTGACACCTGAACCAGAGACTCCATTAGCTGAAGCCAAAGTGGTATAGTTCAGGAATGTCAATAATCCCATGTCCGTCATATCTTTAGCAGACTGTGCATTGAGCCAATTCTTGTGGTAGAAGAACGGTAACGTAAGCGATCCGCCTTTGTTTCCGGTCGGTTCTAACCAAACATGTGGCCGTTGCGAGTATGGGATAAAGTACCGGGTTCCGGCATCATTGGTAATGGTGCTCGGAGTCAGACCTGGGAGTGGCTGATAGGCACAAAGCATCTGCCCGTAATAAAACGGGGACGCATTGACCAAAATCTTAATCTCCAATTCGGCCTGAATGAACGCAAAGTTGTTCAATTTGTACTTGACACGCGTGTCCGAGAAATATAAATACCACGGATCATATGTATGAGAGGTACCAACTGGATCGGATTCATTCCACGTAAACGAGGCGATCCGGACAGGGCGCGAAAAGAAATCGCGCAAATCTGCGTTCGGGGTTTGATCAGCGTGCATTGACGGATCAATACTTCGCTCTATTCCAGCGTGGTCACCCGGATTAGTATCATGGAATGTTACGATTTGACGCTGTCTACTCGTAACACCCGTTTCAACAGACGGGATAACATCCGCTTGCACATCCATACCGAGAGATTGCAACATACACCGCATACACGGTTCTGAAATATCTTGCTCAGCATCTTGACGGTGGAGAATCGGCTCACAATCCGGTAGCTCTGAAATACTCAGGCTCCCAGCTCGTGTCTCACGCCGTTTCGCCCACCTTGAATGTTTGGAACGTGAACTCATCGAATACTCATCCTGTAAAGGAGGAGACTGACATTGCTTGCCAGTAAAGCCCTGTGGTTTTTCCGCCACAGACTCGGTTACGGCGCATTTTCGGGCACCGCCTCCTTGTTTTTGGGTTTTCGGTGTAATACTAATCTGGTGAGGGCTTACAAGGCCACACACCAGTGATTTGTTTGACGGAAGTTGACTCTCCCGTGCCTGGCGTCATAGCTCAGACTCAGAGGCATCACGTGTCTCACACACGTGGCTGGAGTTTGCCCAAAACTGTTCCTCCAGACTTTCCCAAGTGGGGAAGGTGGTTGGCGCCACGTAAACTTCAAGGTTACACTCATTCACAATCTCTTGCAACATGAGTTTCTTTTCCTCAAATTCTACACGTCCATACCAAAAGAATTCCCTCACTGCTGTGCCAATGACCTCTACAGCATGAGCTTCAGGCGAAACATTCGCCTTCTGCACACACACGGTCAACATCTTGTTCAAAGATGTTCGGTCAAGTGGCGCCACAAATGCTCGCACTTCAGGATCCCACCGCCAAGTTCTCTTTAAAAAGTTAGCTTGGTCGATGTTAATGTACGGGACAGATTCAGCGTCTTTGTCTGCCATTGTGTAACCGATGTCCACGTTTTGCAACGTGGTCTGAATCGCGGTGTGGTTAAACCACGGACACGCTTCAGAAACCCCCATGATGTTGTCATCGCCATAGGTCATCAGTCGCACATTCTCACGGAACGGGCGCGCAGCCTCTCCCAAAGGACGCAACACGATATAGCAGTAACGCATATAAAGTGAGTTTGCCAACCCGTTGACAATTACTGTCAAAGGGTGTCCAGATGGGTTGCTTCCGTAAAATTCGATCAAATCGCCATGGAAGTCGACAACCGGATAAGCGGTGTCATACGCAATACCGCGCACGACGTTCAGCTCATCATCGGTATACCCAGCACGTGTGCAGATCCTCTCGATGATACCAAATGCCGCCAATATTACATTAGCGGGCATACGCTTGTCGAACTTGCTATAATCACCGGCCACAATGCGCTCACGTCCGAATTCTGTGATGAATTCATAAATACGTTGCCACTCAAGCGACTGCACAATAGTGCCTGGCCCCAGCTCGTACGTAAAACGGTTATTTTGCAAGTGCACAATGACAGACA